TCTTAGGCCCAAAAATAAGATGCAATAAGATCAATGGCTTAGGCTGCCCCACCGTCCTAAGCCATTGAAACCGTTTGTTTTTGTTTTAGTTGACACCTTTTTAGCCTGGTGGTATAAAGAAGATATCAACAAGGAGACAACACCACATGCCTCGCGGAGTTCCTAAGAACGGTTTCCGAGCCCCCCGCGGCTCTCGTAAGGTCCAGAAGATGCTGACGGTCGCTCCGGTGGCCGCCCCGGTCGTGTTCGAGACCGACGCCGAGATCGAGCAGAAGCTCGCCGATCGGTTCGAGATTCTCGAGACCATGACCGACGCTGCCATCTCCGGTGACGCTCGCGCGGTGATCGTGTCCGGCCCGGCCGGTCTCGGTAAGTCCTTCACGGTCGAGAAGGCTCTCGCCCAGTGGGACCCCAACGCGATCAATCACAAGATCGTCAAGGGCTACATCCGGGCCACCGGCCTCTACAAGCTGCTGTATGCCCACCGTGCTCCGGGTCAGGTGCTGGTGTTCGACGACGCCGACGAGGTGTTTCTCGACGACACCGCCATCAACCTGCTGAAGGCGGCTTGCGACTCGTCTGACCGTCGCATCATCTCTTACATCACTGAGGGTAGCCTCATCGATGAAGAGACGGCCGAGCGGCTGCCCAAGAGCTTCCAGTTCGAGGGTACGGTGATCTTCATCACCAACTACGACTTCGACGCCATGATCGAGCGTGGCTCCAAGCTGGCCCCGCACCTGCAGGCCCTGGTGTCTCGTGCCCACTACATCGACATGGCCATGAAGACCAAGCGTGACTACCTGATCCGCATCCGCCAGGTCGTCCGCGCGGGTCTGCTGCGCAACAACGGTCTCGACGACGAGGCCCAGCTCGACGTGATCGACTTCATCGAGGACAACCAGGATCGGCTCCGCGAGCTCTCCCTGCGTATGGCCCTCAAGATCGCCGCCATCCGCCGCCGCGGTTCGGCGAACTGGAAGAAGGTCGCTCGCGTCACCTGCTGCAAGTCCTAAGGGAGAAAGCAAGATGCAGATTCGTCTATATAATGTTCCTAAGAAGTTTAAAGCAGAGGAGGTTCGCTCCGCTGTCGAGTTCTTCGGGTCTGCACTTATGAGCAAGCGCCTTCTCCAGAACATCTCTGTTCGTGTTGTCTTTGTTAAGGACGAAGAAAACAGCACCGAATGGGAGGACGATAACCTTCGGCCGCGTGAGTTTACCATCCGACTCTTTTCAGGCATGGGTTACCAAAACACTTTCATTACCCTTGCGCATGAGATGGTGCATGTTAAACAGTTTGCTCGTGGTGAGCTTCGCGATTACCTGAAGAGCTCTACCCTGCAGCGTTGGCAGGGTAAGATGTTCGACAGCGATAAGGTAGACTACTGGGATCTCCCCTGGGAGATTGAAGCCTATGGCCGCGAGAAAGGCCTTTATTGGAAGTTCCGCATCGATGGATATGAAAGGAAGAAAAATGCGAAAGCACAATCCAATAGCAAAAAACCTTCGCACTCCTCTCTACCGCAAGCGGGTAGTGAAGAGCAAGAAGGTCTATGACAGGAAGAAGAAGGAGAAGGGTGTATGAGAAAGAAGAAGGAGCTCTACGACTACTCAGCCTTCGAGAAGCCTGGGCTGAAAGCGCTGATAGTCACGCTTAAGCATATAGGCTTCAAGGTTGAGACCGACCCAAAGTTCGAACGGGGAATGTGGCGGTTCAAAGTCAGCCGAGATAACTGGAACTAGGGGTGGGGGTTAGCCTCCACCTCTTTCTTGTTTTGGTCAGGTGTATCGACGATCACATAGCGGGCCTGATCGTCCAGCTCAGGGTAGACCTGTAGGATATTTCTGACCTCGATCAGTGCCGTGATGGCCTTACTGATCGTATCCTGAACGACCTTGTCGTTCGTGCCCTCTTCCAAATCAATCAGAGCAGATTGAAGGTTGCTGTCGATCGAGTAGTCGATCTGATAGACGCCATCCTTGCCTTCCCTCTTAACCAGAGGTGGGAAGAGGATGTCGACTACCCGCTGCATCTCTTCAGGGCGTATGACTATAGGCTTAGGTCTCAACCACTTTAACATTCGTCTTTCGCTTTCCAATGCTATATTTTGATTCTAAGATCCAATCGGCCTTCTCTTTGTGAGGTAGGATCTTGATATGGCTCAGAGGTGCCTTGGGCTCCTGATGCTTCTCTCTATTGATGATATCGAAGAGCTTCCATTCCTCAAGTAGGGATGCGATGGTATTTCGTCTGCCTCTATCCTCGTCGGTAAAGTCCGACTGCTTACCGTCAAGCAGGAACAGCTCCTTGAAGTGAACGATGTAGTATCTACCACGCTTATGCAGGATGTGGCAGGACTGATATAGCTTCTTCTCTTTCTTCGAGGCAACACCAATACGAGTAAGGGTCTCCTTGATCTTCAGGAAATCCTCCTCTTCAGCTATTCTCACCTCCAAAAGCGTATCCAAGATAGTCATGAGTTACCTCGCAAAAAACAGAAGTTTTAGTTTTATTTATGGTTCTTTGCATCTTGCTTCTCGTTCTTGCTGTTGGGGTAGACATACTTGGAAAGGAACTCCTTGCGCTGGGCGGGAGTTAGAGTCTTCCAGAAGGACCTAGCCCTTAGAAAGTTGTATTGAGTCACATTAGCCACGTCCTCGATGATCTTGATCTCTGCCTTCTCCTCATCGGACTTCTTGAGCCACTTCTTGCGGCGGATCTTCTTGGGCAGGGAATAGTAGTAGTAGTCATGCTGCATCTTCTTATCAAGACCGTGCGCTTGGTTCATGACAGAAGCGTGATGCAGGGTGTCGATATGGATCGAGAACGCCTTGTTCACGGTGAACGGCGTGTATGCCTTCGCCGTGTCGTCATCGTATAGGTAGTTCTTATCCTCCGAGATGGAGTTGACGAAGGACCAGATGTTGACAGAAGGTCCGGTCGTCTCCGGTTCATCCTGCTTGATCTGCACGACCCCGAAGAGTGTCGATAGGGTCTCCTTACCCTGATCCTTCTTCACTGGAACTCCAGCTCCATCATGCACTCCACGAAGAACGCGAGCAGGTTGATCTCCTGATCCACGACGAATGCAGACTTGTATTGATAATCAGCGATCTTTAGCACTAGAAGAGGGATGGCCTTCTTGGCGACATACGTATCCGCTGACTCATAGACACTGCGGAAGATCACATTCTGGTCCTGTTCGGAGTTCTCATGAACCCACTTGCGGACCTCATCAAACTTCCTAGCCTTGCATGCAGCGAACAGCTCCTGCATGGAGACATTCTGGAAGCTAGACAGGATGCCACTGTCGATCTTACCGAGAGCTGAATAGCGCTGCAGCTCGTTGAGCACTCGACGCCAGTCAGGGAAGAAGGACTCGATGACTGAGACGACCACAGCCTTGTCATACTCGACGTTCTCGGACTTGAGAATGCACTCGGTGCGCTTCAAGAACTGCACGGCCAGCTTAGCCATGTCCTTCTTGCCGATCTTAAAGTCGATGACCGAGCACCGGGAATGCAGCGGCTTGATGATCCGGTTCTTGAAGTTACAAGTCAGGATGAAGCCGCAGTTCTTGGAGAACTCCTCCATGAAGTTGCGGAGGGCCGGCTGAGTGGAGTTCTGGTTGAGGTAGTCAGCCTCATCGAGGATGACATACTTGCGACCACCACTCAGCGAGATTGCCGAAGCAAAGTTGAGAATGTCATTGCGCAGCGTGTCGATGTTGCCGTTCATCGAGCCGTTGATTACGATGTAGTCGCATCCGAGCTCCTCGAGCATAGCACGTGCTACAGTCGTCTTACCGATGCCGGCAGAGCCGGATAGGATCAGGTTGGGAATGTTCTTCTGATCGACAAACTGTTGGAACGTCTGCTTTAGATCAGCAGGCAGAATGGTATCAGCAATCGTCTTCGGACGATGGCGTTCAACCCAGAGAAATTGCTCTAGCATTTCTTGTCCTCAGATCTTAAAGATACGATGACGTTGAAGGTAAGTCGTACCGTAGGGCTCGACGTCAACCTGTACAGTCTCATCATAGGTATAGTGTGCGTCGACTTGCCTGCGTGGATTGGTGCTGTAATCCCAGCGCTTGTAATGCTGGGTGATCACATTACCGGTAGCCATAGTCTTCTTGGTATTGATACCGCGAATTCGCGTCAAAGCAACAGAACCGTTCTTAGGATTCTTGCAGACGCCATCAAACCACCCTGTGTTCTGATAGACACACTTACCG